CTCTGTAGAAAGTATCTTGGTATTCAAATATTAAATCAGCTAAACCAGCGTTGGGTGTAAGTAGTACATTGTCTGATAAAAGCGAGAGGATAGAAGCTGTCAGATATTCACCCGATAGACCAATTCTATGGGTTGGATGGGACATCCTTTATTGGGGCATACGCTCCTGTATTTCTCCTGATATAGCAGGAACTGCTGGCTGTACAGCTATAGCACTAGCTGGAACATCAGGGAGTTCAGGTAATGAATTAAGTATTCTTTTAACAAATTCTTGTTTTTTATCTTTACCAGCTTTAGCTGCTTCTTTTAATAAGTTTTTATTAAATGGTCTTGCTAAGAAGGAGTTAAGGAATCTTAACATTCCAAACCCTGCTACCGCACCAACTCCACCGCCAACATTTATTCCTGTTGTTCCAATAAGGGCTGTTGGCCCTAATGACTGTGCAGATCTGAGTAAACCAGATCTAAGAACAAAAGTGTTTACATCTGGTAATGCTTCTGGAAATTCTTTAAGAATATTTAAGAAATCATACAAATCATCTGCTGATGTATATTGGTAATCTTTTAATAATTCTTTGGTCGCTTCAAATTTTTTGCTTTTTAAATTATCAAAACCAAGCTCATTATAAAGTTTTCCAAAATCTCTTTTATCTCCTCTAAGATATTTGGTAAAAATGTCATCAAGATAGTTTGCTGCTAGATTGTTTGTTCTATTTTTTCCAATAAGTATTTTTAATTCTTTTACAGCTTCTGGAGATTTTGCATCACCAAATACATTTTTATAAAGATCTTCTAATCTTTTTGATGGTGGTCTGCCAACACCAGGTCTTAAAGCTCCTCTACCTAATGCTTTTTGGAACTCTTTTCCTGTTCCACCTTCTACTACAGACATATATTCTTTGAATAATCTATCTCCAGCAGACAACAACCTTCCATAAGATGTTTGTGGGTTTCTAAGCTGTCTTTTCATTTCATTTTGCATGGCTGTAACTGCTCTGTATGCAACATTATTAGGTGTGGTGCTTTTAGCTGGATCATATTTTTTAGATAAATCTTTAAGCCTAAAATCTAAAGAACTAATATCATCAAAACTTAAAGATCTTTTTTGCAAGCCTTCTAAGCGATAGGGCTTTCTTTTCCTTTGCGCTACTAAAAAATCACCATATAAATTTATGTCTAGCATTAAATCCTGAACATCTGTTGGCATCTTTTCAAAATCACTTCTAGGCAAATTTCTCTGTGCCACCCTTCTTAATGGCTCTACATTGAAAAAATCTCCTTGTTTTTTCATTTCCTGTTCTGCCTTTTTATAAACAGATTTATAAGAATTTCTCCAATCTTTAAAAGATTGCATACCAAATTCTTGGATTAATTTTGATCTTTCTGTTTCGGTTAAGGGATTAACTTTTGCTGTTGGTGCTATTCTTTTGTTTAAAGCAGTATCAACCGCTTCAAATGTTTTTAATAATTGTTGTTGTCCAGGCGCACCAGCCAAAGGCATACGACTAGATAAGTTATAAACACCTCTAACAAATGGAGATGAGCTTGCTTGACCAAGAGAAAGCGGAACTCCCTCTTTTGCTAATTTTTTAGCTTGTTCGGCAGCTTCATCTGTTAAACCCAATGTTCTTTCAAAAAAACTTAATTGAGTTTGAGCATCTGGTGCTTGGCTTATAGCCTTTTTCTTTGCTGCTTGAGCTGTATCTACTATTTTATCTATGGCTGGTTTTAATGCTTTTCCAGCTATCGGAACTGCTGCTGTTAATGCAGCATCAACTGTTCCTGTAATAGCTGCATCTGTAATTCTTTCTTGTGCGCTTGGTGCTGGCATATCAGGAGCTAATAAATCTCCTAAAAAATCAGCAGCCAATGATGCGCTAGCTGCACCGCCCCCTGCGCCCGCTACCGCGCCCACAGGCCCTCCAAGAACAAATCCTCCAATAGCACCTGCTGTGCCACCAAGTATTTCTAAAAAACCTTCTGCGAAACCAGGCAATCTACCAGGATAATCTTTGGAATCAATTAAACCAAGCTCAATTCCAGCTTCTCTTGTTTTGGAATAATAGGTTTTAGAATCTATTTTGCCATCTTGTAACAATTTATAACCATCAGATTTAATTTGCTCAAAAATCTGTCTTTTATTTTTCGCTTCTTTTAATTCTTCGTAGCTTGCCATTATTGGTCATATACCCAACTATATTGTCCAGCAGTTTGCGTGTTTAAATCTTTAGGTTCTAATGTTGCTTTTGGAACGCCTTCTAAACCAAGTAAAGCGGCATCTAATTTTTTTAACAAAACTCGGCTTTTATATAATTCTTCTCTATAAGATTCTTTTTTAGTTTCTGATAAAACAGTTGATTTTAAGCCTTGTTCTAAATTTTTGATTCTTGATTCTGTTTGATTTTTTATATTTGTATATTTTTCAAAAGCATCTTTTTCAGATGTTGCGCTAGATTCTGGTAAAACCTTTTTGATTTCTGTTAAAAGTAAATTACTTGGTCTTCCAGTATAATCATTTGCAAGAGTTGCTAGTATTTCTAAGTTTAAATTATCTCTTGCTCTAACAGCAGCTCCAGTTGCTGGAGCTATATCAAACCCACCCAAAAATCTTGCTGCTCTGTTTGCTTGCTCTTGCAAAGCATCTGCTGGACCAAATGCCTGACCAAGGTCTGAATAAATATTTTTTAAATCTGCTTCTTCTACAAAATTTTCAACACTTTTATCTACATTTGATACTATTTCTTCTCCTGATTTTGCAAGACCTTTTTCTTGTTCTATTTCAATAACATCCTTTAAGGGCAATCCAGCATACAATAAATTTAACCCAAAATTAGAAACTCCAGCCTGTTTAGCTGCATCTATCGTCATTTGTAAATTTTGTTTACTTTCTATTTCTTCTTGCTCTTTTAAATACCCTTGTTGTAAACCTTTTTCCCCAAATAGATCATACATTCTTTTTAATTCAGGATTTGTATTAGCAAATTCTTCCAACCTTTTTTTTCTTTCTTCTGCTATTCTTTTATTTTCTTCTTCGGTTCTTTTTTGTTGAAGTTGTTGTTGTAATGCAAGAGTGTTTCCAACAAAGTTTTTATCACCACCAATAGCCCCACCAAGAGCATAGGCAAAAAGTCTTAGTCTTTCATTTCTATCCATGTCTTGTGGAATTGATGGTTGCATTTTACCTTGTGACATATTAATTATTTCCTATTTATAAAGCTCCGTAATTAACCATGTAGTAGCCATTATCATTTTTGCTTACAGCTTCAGGCATATATTTGATAACTTCTTGAGCAATAACACCTATGGTTGGTGAATTTATTCCTAGACCTTTGGCAATATCATTCCATTTCCAAGAATAAATATTATGTCCATTTTCTTTGCCTAAAAATTTAATATCTTTTTTTAATCTTTTATCTGAAAAAAGTCCCCATAATTGCAATGCTGATTGCAAATAGTCAGCAGTACCTGGCTTATATTGGCTTGTTTGTCCTGTTATTGGTGTTCCAAAAACACCAGATTGAAATAAACCAAGTTGTTGTGGTCCATAACCTAATGCTCTCATAAATTCTGCGTAAGAAGCATCTAATCCTCTTTGCTGTAATGCTTGTTGTTGTGCGCCCATTCCAGATAATAGTCCTTGCGCTCTATATTGCTCGCCTAAAAGATCTCCATATAAACCAGAAGCTAATTGTCTTTGTTGCATTTCTAATTGAGGCTGTCCAAGTGCCATTTGCGCTCTTGTTTGATAATCAGCCATACCTGCTTGTTGCCTATAACCAGCTTCAGCCAATGCTCTTTGTTGGGCTTGCGTTCCTCTGAATTGTTGCATTTGTTGCCTTCTTTGAGCTTCAGCCATAGCGGTATCTAATGCTTGACTATAGCCTTTAGATCTAAGTTCTGCTGCTGTTCTAGCTGCTTCTCTAACATAAGGTTTTTGAGCTTCGGCTTCTATGATTGCAGATCTTGAACCACCAAATGCGCCCGCGCCAATCGCCTGTGCGCCCGCACGCTCTTGAGCCTTTCTTTGCTCTCGTCTTATATCACCAAGTGCATACTTAACTACCTGTTTTTCATATGGATCTTGATATTGTGCAATATCAGCACCAGTAATCCCTCTAAATCTAGGATCTTTTAATGGACCTACAGTAGCTCCACCATAGGCATCTGCTTGTCCGTATTGCGGTGCGCTAGCTCCTGCTAAACCATATAAGGCTGACCTAGGATCGTAACTCATAGCTCCGCCATATAATTGTCTAGCACCGCCAAATGCAGCTAATTGATCTGGTGAAAAACCAGCTACTCTAGGGCCTGTGTATGGTACAAATGGCTGTCCAGCAAGACCTCTTGCTGCTGAATACAAAGCCTCATACTGTTGCTTTTGCCATTCTGGGATTTCTGCTGATTGTACTGTTTTTCCTTTGCTCATAATTCTTTTCTAACCATGTATTCTTCTTCGAAGCCAAGATGTTTAATTTTTCTTAACCACCCTTTTCTTCCGCCACCATATAAGCGTTTGCATTTTAATTCTTTTGCAAACATTTCTAACGATGGCAACATTTCTTCTAACTCTGAGTAATCTCCACCACAAAAAAGCAAGTTTAATGCTCTGCCTTGTGGGAATATTACCAATTCTGTTATCAGAGCTGACCTTTTACCAGGCCATAAATGAAACATTCCTACCTTTATTTTATCTTTTATATCCTCTATTGTATAGAAATCTTGATATTCTAAAGACTTTTCAATCCAATGCTTACAACGATCCCATTCAACTTCCCAAGGATCTTTGGCCTGTATTTCTGTTACTTTATTAGTCGCCTCTTGCATATTCAATAATACTCATGTGGATATCTAAATTACCCGCATGACTTGCTTGTACTTTTATAATTTCTCCTTGATGGATAATTAATGGATTTACCAATAAATCTGAGGTGCTGTTTGCGCTAATTACCTTGTTACTAAATAAGTTATAAGTAGTTCCACCATGAGTATTGGTTACATCTATTTGAGTTTGTTGACCTTGATGTTCACAAACCAAAAAAGAAATAATGACTGAAAAATTAAAATCATTACCAGATGGTGATGTATAAACAGTGTAATCAGTATTAGCTAATGCAATATTAATATGTACATCTTCAGCTCTTTGAATATATTGTCTTTGTGAGGAAAAGTCCATTATCTCTTACCTCTAGCCTTGGTATCTATTCTTATATTACCAACTTGAAAGTCCTCGGTGGTTGAGCCTGTTACTTTCATTTGTATTTGTCTGGCTGTAAACCTTGCATCGGTATAGCCATCACTTTCAAAAGTAAAGTCGCCAAAATCGGTTTCTGCACCTAGTGGTGTGAATTTACCTTTGAAACTAATGGTTACTCCTGGTAGCGTGTTAGCCTCTGAATCTGGAATGATTTGATTAACTTGTACCAATCTATCGCCACTACCTATTTCTATTGGCCCTGACTGACAGAATGGTGATCTACCATTTATGTTTGGTGAATTGTTAAGTGTGGTGGATTCGTGTTCGTAAATAAAACCATTAGAATCACCAGCGATAGGATAGTTAAATACACCTTGGTCAATCCAACAACCTCTGTCTAGTTCACCAATAGACCAGACATTTTGTGCATAGTTCCATATCACATATTTGTTAGGGGTGTATTGACCTGCACCGCTTGGAAAGCCCCACCATATCTCGTTGAAGTTAGAGTTGTGTCCACCCCATGATGCTGCTCTACCTGGCACATTAAGATTATCAAAGACATAATCATGCACATCGCATGGTATCTCTCTAACTGCACCATCATAAACAAAGAAAGCATTTTCACCCATCCATGCTAGGAAATTACCAGTAGGTACGATTACTCTGCGACCTACTGCTTTACAGTTTGTACCAGCATCACCAATGCCATAAACAAAAGGTGAGCCAACATAAGACATTCTGCTAATACCAGTATCGCTAAAGATAATAACATCTGCACCAAACTTAACTCCGTATAAAGCCCTACCGCCTGTTGGTATTTGTAAATCACCAGCAGTATTGTTAGCTTTAGAAGTCCAGTTGTTCCTGTCTTCTCGGTTTGACCATGCAACCTTTCTAGGATCATCTGCTGATCCTATGGCTACTAGATGTCTTTCGTTGGTTACTAATACTGCTTTATTGCCTGTAGGTGCATTAGTTACTGCGGTTGCAATAGTATCTGGTGTGCCACCAGAATTAGGCGACCATTCGTAAATCTTACCATCGCCTGAAAAACAAAAGACTAAAATCTCGCCCCAGTTATCAAAGGAGAAATGACCTGTATCGAGTGGTAGTCCAGATTGACTTCTGGCATCTCCGTAATCTTCTTCACCATAGATATAAGCACCGAATCCAAGCGGATCGTTGGTTGCATCATTAACAAAACCAACAGGGGTAATGTCTGTCCAAGTATTATCGTAAAGTGTGTAAACTTTCTCTCTAGTACCAACCGCTAAAATAGGTTGACCTAAGTTATCGGAATACGCGTACATCCCAATGGGTTCACCATCAAGCGCAATATTTCTTAACTTAGACCAGCCACCTATAGGTTTTAGGTAGCCA